ATGATCACCCCGCAGCCATCCCCGAAATTCGCCCTGCTTCGCATGCCGGAATGGTTCGGCGTGCCTGAGATTGAGCCGCTTCCAGCACCACCAGAGGCCTACCGGATCGTGGAGGCGCAGCCTGGATGGTTTGAAGTGCGTGGGCCGGGCGGAGCCCTGGTGTACAGCGGCCTCGGGCCGGTGCAGATCCTTCCGACGCGCCATGGCTGACAGCCTGATCTGGGGTGGCCAGCCAACGGCGCCGGGCTGGTACGCCTGCGTCGTGGACTACGGACGCCTGCCCTTCCCTGCTGCCCGTCGTTGGACCGGCGCCCTCTGGGATGACGAGCGCGGCATCAGGGCCTTCGACGGGCCGCACACCACTGCCGCCGAGGCGCTGGACTGGGCTATGGAGCGCTGCCCGGAGGATTGACAGTAGCGCCGACCTGGCGCGCCGCCTCGATCATCGCGCTACCGGCATCGTAGGCGCGCTCGCAGGCGCTGCCCCGGCCTCGGGCGTCGTCAGCAATGCGCGCCAACTCTCCCGCTCGCTCGTCAGCGCGGCGCTGCAGCTCGGCGAGCAGATCGAGGGCGCCGGTGTCTGGCGCGCACTGTCCGGCAGCGGCGCGAGCCTCGGCGGCGGCACGGTGGGTGGCGATGTAATCGGCGAGGTCGCCGCGCAGCCGGCCAGCAGCAGCGCGGGCAGCATCAGCGTCAGCTGCATAACGCGCCAGATCCTGCTTGGCCTGGGTGTCGATGTTGCGCAGGTCATCACGGTGTTGCTCCTCAAGTTTTCGGTATCGCTCGGCTGCCTGCAGGGCAGCCAGGGCCGCGGCTTCTCGATCAGCCGCCAGATTGGTGCGTGCCTGCGCGGCATCGCGCTCGGCGCCAAGGCGGGCCAGGGCCTGCCAGGCCAGCAGGGCCGCCAGCAGCAAAGCCAGCAGCTGCCAGGCATGGGCTTGCAGGCGGGCCATCATGGGCTGGCCTCGCAGCTGTAGCCGGCGCGACGCTGGGCCGCACAGGCGGATTGCTCGGCGCGCTCGCGGGCCTCAGGCACGCCGCAGCGCTCCAGCACTTGCCCGGCGCTGATGTACCAGGCCGGCGCCATGTCAGCCTCGGCCGCAGCGACCTCAACCACGCGGCAGGCCTGATGGACAGAGCCCACCGAAACTATCGTGCAGCCCGAAAGTGAGGCGACGACGACAGCGACTCCAATCATTGACTTCATCATGACCCCCGTGCCAGCAGCCCGACACTGAAATGCCCGTCCCTGCCCCACTGCGCGCACAGCTCGCGCGTGGTATCGCGGCGATCAACAAGACCAGGCAGCCGCGTGGGCACGCCGTTCACGGTGCCGTAGACCCAACGCGGCATCTGCTGGCATGCCGCATCCAGCTGCCCGGCGTTGGCCAGCCGCAGGACGGTGGTATCTGGTGCGAGCGCCGAGGGCACGTTGTAGGCCATGTCTATAAAGCTGGCCTGCACCCAGAGGTTGTAGCTGTCCCAGTGCCGCAGCGCCCGACGCGCCAAGCGCTCGGCCTCGCGGTATTTGGGTCGCTCCAGGCGCTCGCAGTCCTCGGGACTGTAGTAGCGCCCCGCCACAACTTCGGGGCCTGTGACGCCCGCGCAGACGGTCAGCGGCTGCCCCTTGCCCAGGCGGTCGATGTAGGGCGTGCCGATGTGCCGGCCGCTGCTTTCGTAGTGCAGCCCAATCTCGCGGGCCAGCGCCACGGCGGGGCTGGGCCCGGCCTCCTTCGTAGCGACGTAGCCTCCAGCTGCAGTGGCAGCCAGGCCGGCAGCCGTGGCGAGCAGACGATTGCGGAGTGTCTCGTTCATCGGCCACCTCCCCCTACCATCAAGGCTTTCCAGAACGCAATCCCCGCCGTGCCCAGCATCACGATGTAGGTGATGGGCTTGGCAACCTTGCCGATCCAGTTGAGCACCCGAAACGCTCCCTTCATTGCCGCGAAGTACTCCACCATTTCCTCGGTGTTCGCCTTCACCTGTTGCGTGGCAACGGTGTTGGCCTGCAACTCTTGCTCTATGCGGGTCATGCGCTTGTCGCCCTCATCCAGCCGCGAGGTGATGGACTTCGCGGTATGGGGGGCCAGGGCGTTGCCGTAGTCGTCCTGCATTGATTTCCTCCTGTGTTGTTTCTAGATTTCGATACGCACAAAGGGGAGCTGCGGAGCATCCCCTGTGATCGCCTGCCCCTGGATGTAGACGCTGTCGCCCAGCGCGCTGCCCAGCGGATTGCGCACACGCAAATTCCCGCCGCCAGGCAAGTCCACAGTGGCCATCCCATCGCCATCGACCGCTGACACGGTGCCCGTGAGCACAGGATCGGCCGGCAGCAACTGCTGCAAACGCTTGAAAAGGTTGGTTGTGGTCATGTAGCGGTCCGCTCCACCGTGATTTGTTGCCGGACCACGGGCATTGATGCACTGAGGCGAGTGGCACGGACCAGGCCCCGCCAGGTCTGGCCCACATCGGCGACCTCGATCAACTGGCCCGGCTGGATCAATCCTGGCGCGCTCCCGCCCGTCACCAGCGGCATGGTGATGCTCTGGATCAGCTTGTTGCCCGCCCCGGCCAGAACCACTGCACCGCGCTGGCGTGCCGCAGTCTCATCGGTGATGAGTGCATCCGTCACCTGCGGCGCGAGCTGCTCACCTGCCGAGCCCGCACGCAATACATGCCCCAAGATGCCGCCGGCTTGACCGCTGACGTAGACAGCGTTGTAGGGGGCCCGGGGTTCGGGCCGCAGGTCATCAGTTGCGATGACAGCGGCTGGCATTGACACATCAGGCACGGCCGCCGGCCAATTCCAGGGCAGGACGGGAAACCGGGGGGCAACGATAAGCCGGTCCTGGGTTCGATGGCTACGGACCACAGCACCCACGGCCTCTGCCACCCGCATGACCGCAGACAACGGTGTGCCACGATGGCTCCACACACCAGCAGGCACCAACCAGTCCGGAATTGTCCAATCAAGGTCCACGCCAGTGAACTCAAGCGCCTGGATCAGAAGCTGCTGTGCAGTAGCGGGCGAATTCCCCAACCACGTTTGCTCAGGCATATAGGGACTGCCCAGCAGCGCACTGGTACTGACTCCCTGCAACGCCACCCTATGCTCACCGAATCGCCTCGTGCGTGCCAGGCTTTGCACCACGAACACAAAGTCCACCCCGTCGACAACCACGCGGATTCGCACGGGAATGCCACCGATTGGTGCTAGTTGCTCCAGCAGGTGACCCGGGCCGTTGGCGGACAGGCTCCATGCGAAGCCATCGTCATCGCTGGCGATAGAGACATCCGTCAACGCCACGGGCTCCATGTTCGGCAGCAGCACCGCCTCCATTGAATGAACTGTCATGTAGACCTTTAGAAGTGGGATTTGGTAGCGCGGAGGCTCTGGATCGGGGCCGGGCTTGCAGCACACAAAAACCAGGTGCGTGCTGCTGGACCAGGGGTCCACAAACACCAGATCTGCCGGCCCGCCGACGACAGGCACGTAGCACGGCGGCTCTATCGGCGGCTTCGGGCCGGGCGGCGTGATACCTGGGCGCGGGTTCCACGCCTCTTCGTACCGGCCCAGCACTGCGATACGCACTGCCCTGCCGTCCTGCATGTCCGTGCGGACAGCCGCACCACGGAGCACGCCCACACCGAAGGACTGCGCGACCGAATGCCGGCGCCGCAGTGCCTCCTCGAACTGCTGCTGCGACACCATGCAGACGCGCTCGGCCTCCTGCCAGGCCTGGCGGGATGCAGCGCGCGTGCGCGCGGCCTCTTCGTAGGCCTGGCGAAGCGTGCGGGCCACATACTGGCCGTCCTGCCAGGCCGCTTGCGTGGCGTGCGCCAGGCGCTGGGCCTGCTGCCACGTCTGCAGCAGCAGGGTCGATATGGCCACGGCGGCCTCGCCCCGCTCCTGCACGGCGGCCAGAACGGGCGCGGCCTGCTCGTAGACGCTGCGCAGAACAGCCCGCGCCGCTGTCGCCTCCTGCCAGGCGCTGGGCACCTGCCCCACGGTGGGCCGGGCCACGTTGATGTTGATCTGCCCGCGCGCCGCGCCACGCAGCCCGGTGATCCGGCCTTGCGCCGAGGCCAGCACCAGGGTACGCAGGGCAACAGCACCGCGCAGGCCCGTGATGCGGCCGGCGGCGCGCAGCACCACGACCTGCTCGGCGGGCTCGTCATCGGCGAAGACCAGGTCGACGGGCGAGTGCCCGTCGCCCAGGGGCGCGTTAAAGAGCAGATCCGTCTCGGTGGCCATGGCTACGTCAGGCTGGTTTCGCCGAGCTGCACCAGGCTGCCGGCGTACAGCAGCGGGCTGGTCTCGCCCTCAGGGGTCTGGCCGCCGAAAAGGCGCCAGGGGCCAGCGTGATCAGCGTCCGACACCTCGCCGCCGGCGAGCAGCGTGCCATCGGCTGCATGCCAGTCTGCCCAACGCGGGATGCCTGTGGCCATGACCATGGCGCCGGCCGCATCGCGGACGTGCAGCACCAGGGTGCCGTTGACCACCGTGGCGCTGGGCCTGGCCAGCACGACCTCGGCCTGTTGAACCCCTCGGCTGCCGAGGAAGTCGGCCGGCACCTCGAGGTAGATGCGCACGCGGGCGTTGCCAGTGCCCACGTCCGAGCGCGTGGCCGTGGCCTGCAGCTGCGCCAGTGCCATGGCGGGGCCGATCTCCCAGATGCCGGCGGTCATGGCGTGGCCCCTGGCAGCAGTCGCTGCGCCGCCACGGCCCGGAAATTGCCCGCCGCGTCCTCGGCCAGCGCGAGGAATTCCTGCCGCACATCGAGCCCATCGAACGAGTAATCGCCGGTGTCGGGGTCGCTCCACGTCTCGCGGACCAGCAGCTTGCTGCGCTGGTGCAGCAGCACCACGCGCGCCTTCGTGGGCAGATTGCTGGGCGTGGCCTTAGTCTTGGTGGTTCCGAAAATCCGGCCGGGCCCGCCGAACTGCGTGTCGACGGCCCGCACGCGCGAGACGCGGGCGGAGAACGCACTGAGCGGAGCCGACACGACCACCGAGGTACGGGCTGCGCGCGACCGAGGCCGAGCGCGTGCCGCCGACATAGCACCGTTGAGGACGGCCGACCAAGACTGATCCGCCACGTAAGGGCTGGCAATCTCCCCTGTTATCTGCCACCGGCCGGCACCATCGCGGCACATGAGCTGCGCGAACTCGATGCCATTGCCGGCGGACTGAAACTGCAGCGCATCGACAGAGACCGGCGCCGCAAAATCGGCAACGATCCGAAAGCCCCCGGGCGACACATCGACCCATGCCGCACCAGCTGCCCCCACATCGGACAAATCGCTGACCGCGCCTTCGGTGGGATCGATGGTCGCCGAGTAGGTCGGAGCGAGCACGGACACCGGGCCTCGCGCAAATTGCCGGCCCGGCCACGCTGTCGTTCCCTGGTAGCGCTGGCCCTTGGTGATGCGCAGCGCTGCGAGCCAGCCGCGCAACCAGCCCGAGCCGCCGCCGGGGTTGGCCAGCAGCGTCGCGGGGCCGGTGGACGCATAGTTGGCCGTGTGCGGCACCGACCACTGCAGCACGCCGTCCAGCAACGCATACAGCACGCCGGCGACACGCCGCCATTCGACATGCGCAAAACGCCCCAGGGGCAACGGCGCGCCGCTGGAGGCCACCGGGACCACGATGCCGTTGTTCCAGGCCTGCAGCGTGCCGAGGTCGCTGATGAAGAACGTGGAGGGAAGCGCGGAGGAGGTTGCGTTGGCGAACAACGCATAGCCGTCACCGGCTGCTGGGATCGCATCGATGCGCACGATGGCCTCCACCGAAAAGTCCCCGCTGCCGAAGGCCAGAGATGCGTGCGCTGGTGTCGTGATCGCCGTGCCTGTGACACACGCCAGCGTGGGATAGCCGTCGTAGGGATTGGCAGGGTCCACCGTCACAGCGGTGGGCGCCAGGGCCTTGCCCGTGGCGTCCACAAGCGCGCCGTCCATGGCATGGACCAGCAGGGACGTGCTGGACCACTGCGGGTCGCCCGTCAACATACGTAGCTCGGCCAGGGCAAGGCCCGGCGCGTTGTAGCCGGCGACGCCGGACAGCACCCATTGAGCAGCGTGCGGCATCAGCGGCTCCAGGGGCCTGTCGCATCGATGAACACAGTACCGCCGCCCTCGCCGCCCAGCGCGGGTGGACCCACGCGCCAAGCCATGAGCTTGCGCCCCAGGAATTCGTCCGTGCCGTCCAGCGTGGTCCCGCTGGTGAATGCGTCGCCGCAATCCTGTATGGGATGCAGCAGGCCAGGCAATGTGCCCCGCATGCCCAGGGCGAACACCTCAAGCTCGCCGGTCATCAGCCCGTTGTTGGGACTGTTGGGGTAGGAGCCCCATGCGTAGCCGCTGGTGCCGGCATAGGTTTCCGTGGCGGGGCCGTTGTGGTGGGCGCCATATCGGGCCGCCGCAATGGACTGGCCCACGCCGGTATGCGAGCGCGCGAGATACATGCCGGCGCGCGCATTACGGCTGGACCAGCCACAGCAACCATCTGGCCGCCAGGTCACGCCGACCTGGTCCGATGCATTGCCCGTGAGCAACCAGCCCCAGGCATCGCCGGACTTGAAGCTTGCAAGGTCTCCGGCATAGAAGAGCGTGTACCGATCCGCATTGCCGCGAGGGGACACGGCGAAGTAGAAACCCCTGCTGTCGGCCCAGACGCGCCAGGGGATCGGCGTGCCGTCGGCGCCATAGGCCTTGGACCAGTACACGCCGCCTGACACATGGCTGTCGAGTGGGATCGGCCCATGGCCGGTCACCGCATCGGTCATGGACTCATAGCCGCGCAGGCGCGCATTGGTCGTGCCGGCATCATCGATTCGCAGCACGCAACCGGTTGCCTCCACAGCCGAGGGCTTGACCACCAGCACATTGGCTACCGTGCCTGCGAACAGCTCCTGCCATCCGGCAGGCGCCATGCGGCTGGTGATGGTGCCTGTGGCCGCCCCGTCCGCCACGTCCGCTGCGGTATAGGTGACGCTGTTGGCCGTGGTCGCCAGGATCAGCTTGTCGCCGTTCAGTCCTGCGGGCGTCGCGCCAGCGATGCGCGCGACGGTTCCCGCCCGGAAAGGATGGGAGGCCGAATACGTGGCCTTGGCGACGCCGGCGGTGACCACCAGCGACACGACAACGCCTGCGCCGAAGCCATCGACCAGGCAGGCTTTGAGGACCGTCGCCAGCGCGCCGGCCGTGCCGGACAGCACCGGGGCGCCGGCCTGGGTGGAATCAAACGTGTAGATCATGGGCTACCTCGGGATCAGATGGTCTGGGGATTGGTGGGTGGGCGGTCGACGTCGCCGCGCGTGAGCAGCTCGAAGGCGTGGTCGGTGCCCGCCGCCTCGCTGGGCTGCACGGTGCGGATGGCCGCAAAGGGCTGCATGGCACCCACGGTGTTGATGCGCAACACGTTGCCGGCGGCCCAGCCCTGGCCCCAGCCGATGGCGCGCACAGTGAAGTACGGCGCGGCGCTGATGGGGTTGATGGGCGCGAAGTCGGTATTGATCGAGCCCGAGCCGATGTTGCCCACGTCCTGGCCGATGCACTCGAAGTTGGTCGTGTCTTTGAAGCGCAGCATCCAGCGCTGCGGGATGGCCCCGGCATTGGTCACTTGGATAGGCGCCACGGTGTCGTTGTAGCTGGCCAGGGCCTCGGCGCCGTCGACTGTGTCCTGCCAGCGGCCGGTCCAGGTGTTCTGGTCAAACAGATGGCTCACCCGGGCGCGCAGCGTGCCCGACATGAGGGCATTGCTGACGATGGAGCCCACGGGGAATTCGTGGCTCAGCGACTTGGTAAGGGTGATGGCTCCGCTGATCTGCACGTCCGACGCCCTGGCCATCTCTTCGATTCGGTGGAACACGCGCACGGGCTGCACCCAGCCCGTCGTATCCTGCACGCTGACCAGGCCGGCGTCGAGGTCCACGGTCCAGCCCTGGTGGATCAGCTTGCTGTCAGCGCCCACCAAGTACACGCGCGAGAGCCGGGTGCGACCGCAGTTGAGGGTCTGGCCGTTGGTGAGCTGGGCGGGGCCGATCTTGCCCGTGTGGCCGATCACCAGGTAGCCGCCCACCCGGTAGATAGGCACGCGGCCATCTTGCGGCAGGCGCACCGGGTCCAGGCCGATGACGGTCTCGTCCAGCGGCAAGTAGAAATAGCTGACGCTGTTGTAGCGCAGCGTGGTCGGGTCCACGGGCCAGGGGCGCCAGATCTTGTCCGGCTGCACGGCGCCCACGTCGTCGGCCGAGTACCACCACTCGGCCTTCTGCGCGGCCGTCAGCGAGGTGTCGAGGACGTAGTCACCAAACTGCAGCTCCACCACGCCGGTCTGGTAGTCGATGCGCCCGCGCAGGTGATCGCCCGTGATCAGCCCGTCGATACCGGCGATGGCCGTGATCTGGGCGCCGGTGGCATCGGACAGGTTCATGACGAAACCCGAAGGCTTGACCGGCGAAGCTGCGGTACGCATGAAGATGCTGGCCGTGGTCCAGTTCTGGCGCACGGTCCACAGGCTCTCGACGGCGAAATCGGTGGGCGAGCCGCCCACGACATAGTCCGTGATGCGCGCGACTCCACTGGAATAGTCCAGGGCGCCCGCGACGATGCCCGGGCTGATTGCAGTGCGGCCCCGCACAAGCACTCCGTCGTAGTCCTCATACACCTGGCCCATCCACCGGAATCGCACGCTGTTGGGCACGATGTAGTCGGTGGTGTAGGGGCACAAGTCCAGCGTGAGCGGCTCGGGCGTGTAGCTCATCACGTGGTGTTGCGGGGAAGCAAAGCCCTCGGCATACGTCAGTGTGACGGTGCTGGCCGCCAGGATCTCTTCGCTGACCGAGGTGTCGCTGCGCTCGCCGCCCTTGGACGACGAGCTGCTCGAACCAGGGTCGCCTCCGCCGCCGGACATCGAAGTGGACTCGAAGGTCTTGGCGTCCTCAAAATCGCTGTTGTAGCCTTCGGTCTTGCTGTCCAGCTGCACGAAGCGCACGTTGGCGAACTTGCCCGCGTAGCTGATCGTCCCATCCGGGCCGAACGAGCCATGGCCATCGTCGGTCAGCAGATGGCGCACTGTGTCCTGCGTCTTGCTGGTCTGGTAGCTGGTCCTGCTATGGCTGGAGGTCGACGTGGCTGTCGAGTTGGTATTGGTTGTCGTCGTGACGACGGCTGCGGCCATCCCGGTCATGATCCGTTACTCCCATTGGTGATGGATGAACCCCAGCGCCTGTAGGTGGTGCCCCCGATGCTGATCTGCCCTTGCGCATAGTCCCCCTCGGACCAGGTGACGCCCGTGGCATCGGGCACGGGGTAGTGGTAGCCGTCCGGCGCATATGCAGCGGTCACTTCGATGTAGACGGCCTCCTGCGTCAGCACTCGCGTGCCGCCTGGGGCCATGTACTTGGCATAGATGTCGTTGCCTGGCAGCGGCACGCGGCTGGTCGTTGCCGGCGGCGCCACGGGCGGCACCTGGGGCATGTAGCTCACCTTGCTGGTGTTGCCGGTGTTCTTGCCGGCCGCCGTCCCCGCCGATGACGCGCCCGAGCTGGCCGACAGATTGCGCACCGTGATCCAGCCGATGGACACCGACCCGGCCGCAGGTTCGGTGTCGAAGTTGACCGTGGCGAAGCCGCCCGCATCGGGGGTCACGACCACGTTCTTTTCGATGATGTTCGCGTAGTCGTATTCGATGGCGAACTGGCCGCCAGCATCGATCATGAACTTGGGGCGCAGCAGCAGCGCGCCCGAGGCATAGTTGATCTCGCCCGTGGCATCGCCCTGCAGCTGTCCATCGTTGTCGGTGGCCGTGCGCAGCACACCGGCCGACTGCCACTTGATCGACAGCGTGCCACGCTTGATGCCCCGGTGGTCCAGGCGCAGCGCATGCTCGGGCAGCCGCCAGCCCGTGGCGCCCGAACGATTCACGAACGCGCTTGCTTCGCCCCACTGGAAGATGATGCTGGAACTGTCATCAGGCAGCTCCGGCAGCGTGACCGAGATGGAGCCGTTGGTGTAGTTGACCGTGCCCACGGCGCCGCCCGTCAGCTCACCCTGCCCGTTGTCCGTGGCCGTGTACCAGATGCCCAGGATCTGGAACGACACGGCCACGGTGTTGGGCGCGGGAAAGGGCCGCAGGATGTGCACCCATGAGTAGCCCCGGTTCTCTTGGCTCACGCGGATGCGCCGCGTGTGGGGCGCAGCGGCCACCTTGATGTCGCGCGGCGCCGTGGCCAGGGTCAGCTGCCGCACGCCGGCCGGCCGCTGGTCCAGCGCAACGGACTCGGTACGCGAGCTGGGCACCAGCTGGGTGTAGATGCTGGACACGCGCAGGACGTTTTCGCCGAGGGAGACCGCAGCGCTCAGGGTCTGCGCGCCGTAGTAGGTGGCAGCATCAGCGACGGTGGTGTCGCGGATCTTCGTCTTGCCCGGGTCACGAACAAACGTCCGGTTCGGCGGGCTGCCGGCGAAGGCTGTGCGCAGGCGCGGCGTGATCTCGCAGCGGGTGACACTGGCTTGGTAGTCGACATAGCCGCCGGACACGGAATACGTAAAACTCTGCGTCTCGGTCTCGACCCGTAGCACACGCACGTACTGCAGCACCTCGTTTGCAGCCCCCTCGTTTGCCACCAGCACCAAGGTGCGGCCGATGGTGGGTGCGGGGGTGCCGGGCCGGTGGAAGATGTGGATGGCGGCCTGTCCCTGAACGTGGTTCTCGAGCAGGTAGCCGTTCCATTCCGGCGCAGGGATCAGATAGCTGGCGATGGCCGCAGCGATCTCGGTGCGCCGGTCGAAGGCCCCGCAAGGCACCAGCGTCACGCTGACGTTGGGGTCCGTGGGCATGCCCGACAGGATCACGTTAGCGTCCAGCAGCGCCTCTGTATTCGGGGTTCGCACGGCAGAGAAAAGCTGCCGGATGCTGGCGTCGCCGCCGGCACGGTCCACCTCGGTCACATCGGGGAACACGCCATTGCTGACGCCCCACTCGATCACGTTGCCCGAGGGACCGCCGCCGCCCTCGGGCACGTCGTCCATCACCTTGCTGGCGAGCAGCACGATGTCGCCGTCTTTGATAGTCATGTACTTGTCCTCATACGGTGATCAGGCGCACCGTCGCCACATAGGGGTGTGCAGCAACAGGCAACTCCGGCCGGCCGATAGGCTTTGCGGTGATAGGTTGCGAACCTGAAAATTGAACGTTCAAGGTGCGCCCGTCAGCCAGACGGAGCTCGTAGGTCTGGCCCAGGTCATCCGCCATTTCCATCAGTGCCAGCAAAGTGGCCCTGCGTATCCACCCTTGGGACTCCTCGCCCTCAAGAGTGACGGGCCTGCCGGCCACAATCGCAGCCTCGTCAACGAGCAAGGCGCCCGTGATGCTGCGTTCGCTGCTCCTGGCCACAGAGGTCCAATCGAACTCATCGACCCAGATCATTCCGGAGGGCAGCGGCAATGCGCCGAGGGTGTGGTTTGTGGTTGCCATGTTCACTGCCCCGCAAGCGCCTTGCTGCGCTCGAGTTCATCCAGCAAGCGCTCAAGCGCGGCTTCTCCGGCTGCGTCAGTGTTGACGGCACCCAGCGCCCGCCCGTTGATGTTGAGGTTGATCGTGCGAGTGGTGGAGGTCGTGCCGCCGGCTTGGCCGGATGACGCCTTGCCTGTGGCACTGGCCTGCTTGAGCTTGATCGCCTTTTCCGCCTCGGAAACGGCGAACTGCGTGAGGTCATATTGGTAGTTGCCAAGCGCTCCGCTGCTCTTGACCGAGAACGGGTTCATCTCCCCGTATTGGCGCTTCCATTCTTCGTTCCAGGCCCGAAGCTCTTCTACGGTCTCGAAAGCCGGCACCAAGTTGCTGATGGCATTTGTCTGACCTTGCGTCTTGGTGATGCTCGAATCAGCCGTGTCCTGATTCTTCTGGGCCTGCACGGCCGCCAGATGCTGGCCAGCCTGGGCCAGTTTGATTGCCGCATCCGCCGTGAAGCCGAAGTCGCTGCCCAGATCTCGCACATACCCGCTGACGCGCCTTGTGGCGTTGCCCACGCGGTCAAGGCTGTCAACCATAGAGCCAGTTGCACTGCGAGTGGCCTTGTCGGTATTGACGACCGCTTTGCCGGCATCGTCCAGTGCAATCGTGTAGCCTTTTGCCGATGCCTCCAGCTTCAGCCATGCAGGAACGATCCCGCCATTGGCAGCAATGGCACGCTCAGCCATCACCTTGAAGGCGTCGGCCATGCGCAGTGCAGACTGCGTGCCGTCCTTCTCCAGCTGGCTGAAAGCGGCCCGGCCTTGGTCGGCCAGGCGCTTGAGTTCCGTTCCAGTGGTCAGGCCCAGGTCGGCATAGGCTTGGTCGATCAGCGCAGTAGCCTCGGCGGCCAACTTCGCAGAGTCGGCCACTCCCCGTTGAGCCTTGTCGATTTCGCGCAGCTTCTCGGCCGCAGCCTGAAGGTTGCCGCTCGCCATCAGTTCGCTGTATTCGGCCCGCAGGCGCTTGACGCTCTCTGCAGCAGCAGTATCCGCAGCTGCCTTGTCCAGAGAGGCCTTTTTGGCTTCAGCGGATTTACGGCCAGTCTCTTCGATTGCAGCGGCGACTTCGCGGAAATTCAGCGATGACTGGCTTGCCGCAGCGCCGGCCTCCTTGGAAGCGCCGATCAGACCGGCAAACCCGGCTCGTGCAGTCTGCGCCGCATCGGCCGTATCCTGCAACGCTTCGGCGGCCTTGTCGCGCATCGCCTGGGCGGCATCGCTGAAACCCTCGGCTGCCAGCACCGCGTCGTCCGCCGCGAGCTTGAACGATTCGGAGAGCTTGCCGAAGGTGACCGTCGCCAGCCCCTGCCGCAGCTTGGACACGCCCGTCATGATGGAGCTGGCCACCTCGGCGAACACGCTGCCCAGGCCGTAGATAACAGTCAGGACGGCATTTGTCCCTGCCGTCATCACGCCCCAGACGGTCTGCAGCGTGTTGCCCGCATTGGTGGCGTACTCCCCGACCTTCGTGAATGCGGCATTCGTCTCGTCGGCAAAGGCCTGGAGCTTCACGCCCACGGCCTGGAAGTCGATGGTCTGCAGGAACTGACGTATGTAGTCGATGCCGTTCTTGAATGCGGTGGCGATGGATTCGCCAAACCGCGTCACCGTGCCATCGGAGACGATGCCCCTCAAGGACAGGGCCAGGTCATCGAAGGCCTGCTTGAGGACAGGCAACACGGGCGTGGCCAGCGCATTGGTGAGGGAGTCCCAGACGCTCGACAGGCCTTTGATGGAGCCGTTGAGGTTGTCGGACATGGTCTTTGCAGTCGCCGCCGCACTGCCCTCGGCCTCACGCAGCTTGCCTGTCAGATCGTCCAGCGCGCCCATGCCCTGGTTGAGCAGCGCGCGCAGTGCGGGCCCGGCCTCAAGGCCCACGGCGTTGATGGCCCGAGCTCCCTCCGGTCCCTTGGCCGCCAGCTGGTGCAGTGCCTTCTCGAAATCAGTGGTGACGATCCCGGCTGCACCCAACTCCTTGCGGAACTGGCTTGCGGGGTTGGCGAACTGGCTCAGGATGGAATTGAGGGCCGTGCCGGCGCGACTGGCATCGATGCCAGCGTCAGCGAACTTGCCGATGATGGCGACGGTGCTTTCCAGGCTGAGGCCCAGCGTGTTGGCCACGGGCGCCGCATAGCTCAGCGCCTGCGCCAGTCCTTCCACGCTGGTGTTGGTTGCGTTCGCACCCTTCGCAAGGACGTCGGCAACCCTACCTGCATCCTGGAACGAAAGGCCCATGCCCATGACGGCCTTGGTCACGAACTCGGCCGACTGGCCCAGAGCGAGGTCGCCAGCCTGGGCCAGCGACAACACAGCGGGCAGCGCAGCTATAGCGTCGTTGGCACTCAGGCCGGCCTTGGCAAGGTTCTCCAACGCCGCAGCGGCCTCGACGCTGGTGTACTTGGTGTTTGCCCCAGCGTCCTCTGCAGCCTTTCTCAGGGCCGCCATTTCCTCGGCCGTGCCGTCTGTTGCCGCCTTCACGCGGCTCATGGCCTCCTCGAAATCTGCGGCACCCTTTACCGCACCAGCAAAGGCGGTCACGCCGAAATAGCTGAGCAAAGCCGCGCCCACAGTGACGATCATGGTCTGCAGACGCCCGAACACCGCCGAGGCGTTGTCCTTGGCGTTGATGATGATCTCGATGGGCTTGAAGGCCATGGTGTGCTGGTGAGGCTGGTGGGGGTGGGGCTCGATGGTTGGCGCTGCGTCCTTGGCAAGCCGCAGGGCCAACCACCCGGCAGGCGCCGGGTGGAGGTTGAGGGTCAGGGCATGGAGATCGGCCTGCCGTCGCAGTAAACGGCCTCGGCATTGGCTGGCTTGAGCACTTCCAGGCCCATCTCCATGCTCACGGGGTCAGTGCCTTCGGCGATCAGGGCCAAATCCCCATTGGGAGAGAGGGTGACCTTGGGCAGATACCAGTCCCGGTTTCCGCCTGCAGCGTTGTTCGACACGATGCGGAGCGCGCCGGAGAGCTCAGCCTTGGCGCCCGAGGCCACCGACTCGAACCGACCGGCCACGGGCTTGTAGCCGAACATCACCTTTCCCGCCGGGATGCCGCCTGTCTCGAGCTCCAGGATCTGCACGCGGCCAGTTTCGGTATCGACGTTGAAGTGCACGCCCGCATCGAAATCGGTCTGACCGTCCTCGCTCTTGACGGTCACCTCTGTCACGTTGCGCACGCCCAGTGGATTCGCCGGGGTGGCCCCCAGTTGATACTGGCGGCCGGGCAACACCGAGCGGACTTCGCCAGCCACAGCAACCGCCGCCTGCTGCTTGATCGAGTGGGTGCCAGACAGCCACAGTGCGGCATTGCGGGGCGAGAAGTTGTCGCAGGTGACCGAGCCCGTGCGGTTGATCTGCACGACCCAGCTGCCGTCCTTTTCACGCAGGCCTGTCTGGCTGCTGAAGTGCTCGGCCTTTTCGCTGGCAACAGTGATCTTGATGTCCGGGCAGTTGCCCAGATCGATCTCGCCGGTCAAGGCTTCATTGGCATCGAAGGGGTCGAAGTAGGCCCGGCCACGCGGGATCAGGTACTGGTTGGAGGTGTGCTGGATAGGCATTGCGGGTGATCCTTGAAAATGGTTTGTCAGGTCTGGCCGGGCACCAGGGTCGTCGTGGTGAAGGAGATCTCGAAGCCGGCCAGGCCCGAATCGCTGAAGGCCGCTTCGCGGACATTGGCGAACTGCAGCTCGGTCCATTCCTGCCCGGCCACACTCCCCGGCCGCCAGTTGTGCAAGGCCCCCAAGGCGGCGCGCATGGCCGCGCCAAGTTGCCCGGCTGCGCTGTCGCTCCGGGGGACGACAAGACCCACCGTCCAAACGAATTGCAGCTGGGAAACCGTGCGCCGCTCAGCAGCGCCATTGGCACCGCTCATGCGTACATCGGCACCTGGCACCAGGGTGCGATTGGCGGCGTCGGTGCCTCCGCTGATCCGCCAGCCAGTGAAGGCCGGCAGTGCAGCCAGGCGCTGGGCTAGAACGGGTTCAAGCTCCAGCATCAGGCACCTCCCTGGGGCATCACGGCGAACGTGGCCCAGCCTCCGGCATCGGGGATGACCGGGCTGGACACGATGTAGGGTTGGCCATCCACCACCAGGCCTCTCTCGCCTTCGGCAATGCCTGGCGCGTTGGCCACGCACATGGACACGGTCAAGCGAACTGCCGAGACGGTTTCCGGCATGTAGTCCTCGTCGTCACGATCGAAGAGCACGCCAAACCTGGACCCGCCTTGCCATGTGGCAATCGCATTGGACAGACGCTGCTGCACGGCGGCGCCCAGCCTTGACTGCGCCGCAGCGAAGGGCGCGAGGTTCGGCGTGGCAGACATCATGCGGCCACCGTTCCGGGCACGCCCGTGAACTTGACGTCCACCCATTCGGCCGCCTGAGCAGCCGAAGCCCAGGCGACAGCAGCGGGCCCGGATACATCGCCTGCAGCAGTTGCGCCGACAGAGAACGCTTGGGAAGCCTTCTTGAACACGAGAGCCACGCCCTGGCCAATGGCCGCGCCGGCAACCTTGGGCACGCGAAAGACACCATCGACTGCCACAGAGCCAGTGGCTCCCGGCGCAATATTGACCAGGGCAACACCCAGGGTGCTGCCAGAGACCACGACATCTCCGCTGTTCACGATTTCCGCGCCTGTATTGACGTAGTCCATCACCCGGCCGGGTGCAATGTGGTTGTTTGCCATTTGCCGCTACTCCTTTGATAGCAATGCGCTCAGGCGCCTGCGTTGGTGGCGATACCGCGCCAGTCATGGGCACCGACGCCGTAGTCAAGGCGCACCTTGAAGCGAGTGCCGTCGGTGGTGAAGGCGGATTCCTGCTCAAGAAAAGGCGTATCCACGCCGTCGAGGAAAGCCACTTCGATGGCTGCTGCCTCGTTCGGATCGGTGAGCGCGTAGTGGCGTGTGCCTTCCAGACGAGGAGAACCCACGATGTCCCGGAAGAGGCCCAGGCTGATGTTTGGCGTCATGGCGTTTTTGGAGGTGCTCGGCTCGTACTGGGCCTGGTTCACCAGCTTTGCAAGCGCCTCCAGGCCGAGCGGGCCCAGCCACACTGCGGGCAGGAGGTTGAGAAAATCGTTCTTGCTGATGTCCTTGTGCTTGGCCATGAGCACGCGGAAGTCTTGGAACGACTGGGTAGTCGGCCCGGCCGGTGCAGTCACCACGTTGCCGTGGTCAGAGTGCAGCAGGGTTTTGCCGTCGTCCATCGTGGGGCCCATGCCGTCGTTTTCGGCCAGCAGCTTGTAGACATCCGTTTCAACGGTACGGGCGGCACTGCGGCCCATGGCTGCGGCTTGATCAGTGAGAGCACCCAGGTCATCGTTGATCACCATCTCGCGGCTGAGATTGATGATGTAGCCCTTGGTTGCCGCCGCAATGCTGGACTTTTCACCATCGGGGATGGCGATGGATTTGTACTCGCCCAGTTCATTTTTGGGCTGCAGGTTGCCCAGGGAGCCAGCGCGCAGCCGGTGATGCGCGCGGAAGTCGGACACAGAGCCGCGCTTGCAAAAGCGCTGCCAGGTCAGGGCCTGCACCGAGTAGGCCGACAGCAGCGTGCGATGGATCGCATCCGTGAGCAGGATGGGGAAATCGCTGGTCGACTGGGTGAAAGCTGCGGCGACGAGGTCGCGCTTGTCCATGCCACGGGCCGACACGCCGATGCGCTCCAGTGATGCCCGTGCCATCTCCACAAGGCTCATGCCCCGGTAGGGATTGCTCGCCTGCGCAGCCACCTGATCCTTGGTGGCATAGCCTGCACGCACCAACAGCGCAGCGACAGCCGCACCACGACGCTTGTCGGTTTCGTCTTCCACCGTGGCAAGGCCTGCCACGGGGGTAGCCTGGGAGCCGAGGTGCGCCAGAAGGCGTGCGCCGGCTGCCTCGGCGGTGATGCCATAGTCATCCTCGCAGGTCTGCTGCAGCGCAACCACCCCTGGGCGGTCGGAGAAAGCGGCGAATGCTGTGCGAATGGACTGGCGCCGCGTCTGGTCGGCGGCCAGCACAGAGGCTGCTTCAGGCGCGGTGGCTACTGCGGGTGCGGCGCTTCCGCCACCTGCAGCAGCGGCGCCGGAAGCGCCAATGGCGTTCTGTGGCGAGTGCTTGCGGTTCTTGTTCATGGGTTCCTCTTGAGGAGCGGATGGCGCGGCTGTTGCCGCAGGAGAGCCCACCGTCTGCGCCAAGGCGGACGGCAGGGAGCGATAGCGAGAAATCGGCAGGTCGCGGGATGCGCTGGCCGCAATGGGGTGGGCTTCGGTGACCTCGTCGACAAAGCCAGCGGCCTTGGCCTCGGCCGCCGTGTAGTAGTGGTCCTTGCCATCGGTGAGCAGCGCCAGGGCGCCGTCGTGGTCGTTGGTACGGGCTGCATAGCTGGTCGCCATTGCTGCAGCCCAGGTATCCAGCTGGTCTGCAAGATCGCGCAGCTCGGCCGCGTTGCCAGCGGCATAGGTCCAGGGCGCATGGATCATGAGCATGGCGTTGTCGGCCATATGGACCTTGTCGCCGCCCATGGCAATCAAGCTGGCGATGGAGAAGGCCATGCCATCCACTTCGACAGTGACGGTGGCCTTGTGACGCCGCATGGCGTTGTAGATGGCCAAGCCATCCGGCACGCTGCCGCCCACGCTGTTGATGCGCACGGTGATCGCTTCAACGTCCAGCGCCTGCAGTTCGGCCACGAAATCCCGGGCGCTGACGGTTTCATCCCACCAGCTCTCACCGATGTCGCCATAGATGAAGATTTCAGCGGCAGCCAGCGTGCCGGCTGCAGCAGCGGCCATTGCGCTCTTGCGCCGGATCGCGTACCACTTCTGGGTTGTGCTCATGTGAAACTGCCTGCATTCGTTGAGCCCAAACAGGGCGAATGCAGGCAGTTTCTTTTTCTAGGCGTCCCATTTCTTGCCGAGAAATGGGACTATTTGCAGAGTTGTGGATGTCAGGTGTCTGGCGTGACCTTGACCCCCTCCTCCTGGTCGGGATCCTCGCTGCCATCGGGAGTCAACGGTGCTGCCCGGTCATCCGCAGGATTCGAAGCCATGCGGAGTCCCCTCTCTGCGGCATCACGCCGGAACTGTTGGATCTGGTCCAACGTCTCCCGAGGATTGCCGCCCCGGCGCCGGATGACCTCAACCTCGCTGGCAAACCCTCCGCGCACCAGCTTCTCCCAGGCGTTTGCCTCCTTGAGTGGATCGATCCAGGGCATGGCCTGGCCGATCAGCAAGCACTCTGCCTCTGTCCCCGGTTCGACATCCTTGGGGATTGGCAAGACGTTGCTCAAGTGCGCAACACGTACCAGGGTTTCCCAAACCGGCAGGCTGAACTGGCCCGCAAAGTCGTCGGCCAGCACCGCATAGTGCACCCATTGCTCCACCAGCTCTTGGCGCAACGCGCTGTATGTTCCGCTGTAGTCACGACTGATGCTGCTGTAGCTGGCACCGATCCCCGCCGCATAGGCCCGCAACTGGCCGCTGCGCCAGGCTACCAGGTTGGGGTTGGGCCGATTGGTGTCGATGAGCCCGATCTCTTCGCCCACCATCAGGTCGTCAAAGATCATTCCCGGTTGCATGCGCATTTCACGCGGGATCGGCCTGCCATCTTCGTCTTTCTCGCGCTTATCTTGTTCGGTATCAAAGCCGTCCGTACCCGCATTGCGCTTCACGTATGCCGCCATGGACGCGGCGATTTTGGCGGCAATTCGCTCACTTTCCTCGTAGTCCTTGAGATCTTCGACACGATTAAGGACACTGGCGAATTCACTTATCCCGCGCCATTGGTGGAGACGATCCATGGTCGAAACATGCAGCATATTTGCCGCCGGGATGCTTTTGAGATCTGTCGGGGAGATCCACGCCCCAGCCTCACGGGGGTCTCGTCGGAAGACGTGGTAATTCACAGGCCGGCCCCAGTCATTGACCTGTATGCCTTGGCGGATCTTGCGGTTCAGGTCGCTGTACTCCAGCGGCACGAAATCCGCCTCCAGCAATTCAATGCTGAACGGCACCGATCCGGCATGCCTGAGCCCGGCGACTTCCCCTATAACCAGTTGGGAGAACATCTCGCCATCGCGTATCCAGCTGTAGGCCGACATGCGCTCGGCCTGGGCCCAATGCATGCGGCCCGTGACTTCTGGCCGCCGACACCACTGTCGCCGCAACCGCCGCAGCTGTTCGGCATATTCCGTGTGTATCGAGCCATCGCGTCGCCGCGGCTGCGGTTCGATACCGATGCCATTGGGACCGACCACATTGTTGACGAGGGTCCGCAGCGCACCCCGGGTCAGGTCGTGATTCCGCTCCAGGTAGCGGGCATGGTTGCGCAGGGCACCAGCGCTGCGCTCCACCAGGCTATTGGGCGATGGGTTGATGTTGCGGTGCTTGCGCAGCCGGGTGGGTTGAGCGGCCTCATAGTGGGCGAGCACATTGCGTGCCTGAGCACGGCGCACGCCATCCACGGGAGACCACCAGCCAACGAGTCGATCAATCAGGTTCAGGGTCATGGTGGGCTTTCATTCCCGATCAAAACTGGCGAGGCCGTAGCTCCGGCCTGCAAAGGCGGCAGTCCCAGCACCGCTTTGCTGCCGAAGCAGCCGGGCAATGTGGGCGCGCGCCTTGAGCATCTGGTCGGTGGTTTGGTAGGTGTGTGTCCGTCCCCTGTACGAGACGGTCAGCTCTCCCGTGGCGATTGCCAGGTCGAGCTGATCAAGATGTTCCTTGGTGATGGCAGTCATGTGCAGCCCCTAGATTGGTGATCGCAAGCTACAGCAATGCCTGTTTCATTTCTTGTCGAAAAATGGGACTTTCGCGCTGGACACGCCAATCCGCGCAGCCCCGGGTCGCCGGCTGATGATGCGATACAGCTGCGTGCGCTTGATGCCGTACTTGGCCATGACGGCCGCCCGGTTCGTTCCATCGAACTCCCGCCTGATTGCCTCGTTCCGCTCCTCCTTGCTTGGCGCTGGGATGTAGATGGCCGCGCCGCGACCACCGATGCGCATGCCCCCATACCGCTTGCGCATCCCTCGCACCAAAGCCTTGGCCAAGGGATAGGCCTGGGCTTCGGGCCAACCCATTTCCTCCCTCACCATCTCGACCAGGTCGTATTCCAGTTGCAAGACAGCATCTGCCGCCTGTGCATCAAGGCATTGGGGTTGTGTGTTCATAGTCGGCTACTCCAATCATCAGAGGCAAAGTGGGATTTCTGTGGCCGGCGTGGTGCAGGCCTCGGCTTGGTGGGCGCTGGCGGGCTGGCGGGTTCGGGCGAAGTGCCGTTCCGTGGGAGCGGAGCGGCGGGCACAAAGGATCCATCCGGCTGCCGCGCAAGCTGTTGCAACAGGTACTTCTCACGCGCGTCCCAATCAACCTCCCGGTGCCGGTGCAGGCGCAGCTCAGGGTGATGGGCTGCGGCATAGCTGTAGCACCAGGTGTCCAGCGGCTCGTTGCGCGCGCCCTTCTTCACCACATAGCGGTTTTTCGAGGGGTCGTAGGTCTCCGACACCAAGCCTGCGAAATAGAAGGCATCCAGCTGGTCGCTGAAGTGCGTGACGCGCTCCTCGGGCTTGCGCTCCGCATCCACGCTGAGCCGGCCGAACAGCCAGTCCTTGCAAGACACCGTACCCACCGTGTAGACCCGCACGCCCTTCTTGTCCGTCCTGCCCTTGTGGGTGACGTCCATCAGCTTGGGCTTGCTGAGCACGGGCGCGTTGTTGGCGATGGCTCCATGGATGGACATGGGCCGGCGCACCAGGGCCTGGCGGATGTAGTTCTTGACCTCGTCGGTGCGGTGGCCGCCCTGGTCCTGGGCCATGGCCTCCACGCGCAGCAGCACGCCGTCCACGCGCTGAATGGCCTTGTTGAGTGCCTCGGTCAAGGCCGCCCACACGGCGCCCTCGGCGGGGTCGCCTGGCAGCTCGAAGTAGTCCAGCGTCCAGAAGGCCATGCCGCGGCCCCAGCCGGTCAGGTGCACAGCCAGCCGGTCGTCCTGCGTGTCCACGCCCGCCGTGACGTAGAGCACACCACGGGGCGCAACGCGCAGCACGTAGGGCTCGGCCCGCTCCTGGATGACGTTGTGGCGCACCAGACGCATGGACTTGTCCTCCCAGGGCTCGGCCAGGCGGTCATTCACAAACGTCTTGAGCCGGGCCGGGTCGCCCTGCACGTCGAGCCACATCTCCACCAGGGTGGCCCAGGTCGGGCCCAGGCCAAACTGGTAGTACAGGCAGTTGATGTGGTAGCCGCGGATCTTGCTGTCGGGGTTCTCGGCGACCCAGCGGCCGGCGGCGATCATGGCCGTCTTGTGGTGCTCATCGATGCAGCAGCCGTTTTCCTCGCAGACATACCAGACCTTGGACCGATCAGGGCTCCAGTGCAGGCCCGACCATTTCAGGGGCTGCATGTGGCTGCAGTGCGGGCACGGGACGTGGTAGCGGCGCTGGTCGGACTTGAGGTACTTGGCCTCGATGCGGCTCAGGCCCCGTACCTGGGGGCTGCTGATGTACACGCGCAGGCCGGTGGCCGGGAAGGCGCTGGTGCGGCCGTCGAACATCTCGACAGGGTCGTCGCCGCCCTTCCAGTTGGCCGCGATCTCATCGAGCTCGTCGACCAACAGCTTGCGGATCGAGGAGGACTTGGCGCGCGAGGGCGAGCCGGCATGCTCCATGTACAGCTGGCCGCCCACGAAGTCCTTGAACTCGCGCGTGTTGCTGGCATCCCGGCTGGCCACGCTGCGCAGCGCCCCGCGCACCGCGTCGCATTCCTCGATCATGGGGTTCAACTTCTGGTTGACCCATTTGTTCATCGAGACTTCGCCGGGCAGCACGACCATCACCGGGCACGGGTCGTCGGTCATGGTGTGGCCCAGGATGTTGACCTCCACCTCGGTCTTGCCGAACTGGATGGGGAACATCAAGACGATTTCATGCACCCCGGACTTGGGCGATGCGCAGTCCATGGGCTCGCGCAGCGGCGGGTTGCGGCTGGTGCGCCATTGCCCGGTAATCGCGCTGCCCTTGCCCGAGAGCTTGCGCTCTGCATCCGCCCACTGGCTGACGGACCGGCGCTTGCGTGGCCCTATGGTCTTGGCCATGGCGCGCAGCGCGACGCTGGGGCAGCCGATGTTTCGTTGTGCGGCGCTGTTCAAGCGGTCCCCTCTTTCCTGCGCTTGCTGATCTCGGCGGCCAGCTTTTCGACGGCCACGGCCAGCTCGGCCCGGGCCACATCCATCTGGTCTTCCAGGATCCTCACAATCTCCTCGGCAGGCTGCCCCACCAGCATGGGGCCGACGCTGGCGGGCACGGTGTCCAGCACCGCGCCCACGCGCGCCCCCGCGTCCGCGAAGGCACCAAGGGCTTCGTCGGCATCCATGAGCTGGCCCACTTCCTTGAAGTAGGCAATCTCCTCGCGCAGCGCCGAATAGTGCTCACGCTTGGCCTTGCCGTCGTGAAACTTGAAACCGCTGCCCGTCGCACCCGGCTCAGAGACAGCGCTCTCGCTGTCGTCCTCCGGTTCTTCTGGCGCGGAGGCCAGCGCGCCCTGTCTGCCAGCGGCATGGCGGGCGGCCACAGCGGCCCGGCTGGGGTCCTTGGTTTCGTTGATCAAGCGGATGGAATCGGCCACGCGCACACGCTTGCCGTCATCGCTCATTACCAGGCGCTGCTCATTCTTGAGCTGCCAGGCGAAGCGGCCCTTGTAGCCCATGTGGCGGTTGAACTCGCCCAGGCTCATTTCTTCAGGATGCATGCGGTGCTCGCTCATACTCCGGCCGCCTCCCTTACGCGATAGCGCAGGCGCTTTTCCAGGTAGTTCTGTGCGTCGGCGCGCTTGGCGATTGCTTCGCTCTCCAGGCGCACGCTGTAGTGGGCCCGCTTCACGAACAACAGCACGGCGCGCACATCCGCGCCGCCCGTGCCGCTCGCAGCCCAGATACCCGGGGCAAGGTGGGACGTGCGGGCGTCGGCTTCGCCCAGGGCCGTGGTGCGCGCGCCGCCGCGTGCCTTGCCGTAGGCCACGAAGTAGCGCCGGCCCACAGCCTTCTTCGTGCCCTTGTGCACGCGCTTGTAGCCCTTCTCGGTCATGTTGGCCTTGAAGCCACGCCCCTCATCTGCAAAGGCCTGGAAGTACGCCAGCAGCTGCACCAGAAAGCTGCCCTTGAGGTTGCCGCGCCCATCGTCGCTACCCGGATACGGCCCGCCATACCTATCGGCTGGAATTGCAGTCTGATATCCGTTAGGAAGAATCCCGGCGCGCCGCAGAGCCACCTCACTTCGCTTGTCGCGGCGGGTGCCGCCCTCGCCCTGGGCACGCAGGATCTTCTGCGGATCAATCCCCTTGCCGCCCATGTAGTCCGGCGCGATCGAGGCCGACAGGCGCGCCGCCGTAGCCATCTTCACGCGCGGCGAGCGCAGGATGTAGTCCGTGGGCCGGTCGAACCGGGCACGCATCTCGGCCTGCATGGCGCGCCGCACCTCGAATGCCGTGTCGTTGATGGCCTTGGCGTAGGCGCCTGCCGCCTGTGCTCCGGTCATGCCGTGCAGCTGGGCCAGCAATTCGGCCTGGCCCAGCACCCGGGCCGACATTTCGACGGAGAAGCTGCTCATGCCGCGCCCCCCTCTTCCACTGCCGCGCGGCTCGCCACAAGCGCCTCCAGGCCCTGGGCCCGGAACTGTGGGCCGCCGCGCAGTGTGAACTCCAGGGAACGCAAGCCAGGGAAGATGCCGGCGGCCTGCAGCTGGTGGACCAGCCCGTGCAGCTGCGGCCAGGTCTTGACCACGTCGCGCACCAGAGCAGCGTTCTCGGCCGTGCAGCCAATCACCCTCTTTTCTTCTCTCTCCATCTCTTTTCCTTTCAAAAAGGGTTGTGCGGTATGTAGTGCGGCTAGATGTGCGTCGTGAAAATGACGTAAGTGCTTGTCGCGCTTGATGTGTGCGCTATGTGCGGTATGTGCGCCATGCTCACGCATAGGCACATGCGCGCACCTGCGCAGGTGTGCGCACACGCCTGCGCCCACACACATAAGGAGGGATGGCGCACATGCCGCACATGCCTTTGAAATCAATGACTTAATGACGCACGCGAAGCCGCACGGCATGCCGCACATGCCGCACAGATCAGGGCGAGCGAGGGTGCAGTGCTTCACAGGGCACCTCCCTTGGCGTCTTTCATCGACCGCTTGAAGACGTCGATGCGCTCGCCCAGCCACTCCGTCTCGGGGCGGCCGGGGGGCAGCTCCTGGCCACCGGGCAGATAGCAGACGCTGGCAGGGCCTACCGTCCGGTTGAAATCCAGCACGTAGCGTTTGCGCTCGATGCCGGCCTGGTGCTTGCGCTTGAGAGCGTTGGCGAACCTGGGTAGGGTCAACGCCTTCTCATTGGTGTTGCCGCACCACCACTTGTAGAGCTCGTAGATGTCCGTGGTCAGGCACGGCGTCAGCAGGCCCGGCGCGCCCTTGCCAGGGAAGCCTGGCACGTCCCCTGCCTCGAAGGCCCGCACGAACTTGCTCGGGCTGTCCAGACTCAGTGCGATCAGCTCCTGCTTGGCCTCGGTCATGGGGGGCTGCGTGGCGTTGTCGAAATCGCCCACATCCCAGCCCAACAGGAAGTCGTACAGCGCAGCGGCGCCGCCAGCATCGATCTCCGCCTTTACGGCCCGGTAGAACTCGGCATCCAGCTTGGCTGGCGTCCAGATGATGGCGTGGCGCCGGTCGTCCTCTTCGAGCACCACGGGCATGGCCTCGTTGGACAGGAACACCATGTTGACGTGGTTGGCCTCGTAGTAGGCCGCCATGTTCTTGGGATTGATGCGGATCTGGTCCCCGGTGATGAAGGCCTTGAGCTTGTTCTTGACGTGGTACAGATCAGAGCGGGCCACCACCTCGTCGGCGATCAGGAACAGCTTGCGACTGGCCCAGTCGTTGAACTTGTCCTCGATGGCGGACTGGTCGATGGTCCAGCCGTACTTGCCGAAGATGGCCATGTAGGCCTCGAAGAACATGTTCTTGCCCGTGCCCTGCGGCCCGTGCACGACGATTGCGGATTTCATCTTCGCGCCTGGGTGCTGCAGCGGGTAGGCCAGCCAGCTGATCACCCAGTTGTAGAGCACATCCGCGTTGCCGTCGCCGCTGCACATGTGCCACAGCAGCTCCAGCAGCTTCTCGCAGCTGCCAGGCTTGGGCCGGGTGGGCCAGCCGTCCCACAGATTGCAGGTGATGGACTCATCCGTGCACGCCGGGTCGAATCCCACCTGCTCGGGCCGCACGATCTGCCGGTCGGGGTGCTCGCTCCAGGTCCGATACAGGTCGCGGCTCAGGCAGATGTGGCCCATGTCGGTGAGGGTCACCAGCCGGTGCTCGTCGTGGTCGAACACTGCGCCGCCCTGGCCGTACACCAGGGCAAAACGTTCCAGCAGCTCGTCCAGGCTGTCGATGGGCCGCAGCTGCTCCAGCACCGTGCCACCCCCCTCCCCCCGGCTGGGCTGCAGGCGCTGTGCCCCGCTGCGCGTGCGCCACCCCAATTCCAGCAGGCGGGCCTCCACCTGGGCGCGCACCACATGCAGCCCTTCGGCCAGATGCAGGTCGTTGAAGTCGTTGAGCTTGGCGCCATCGTCAAGCCAGCCGGCGCGCAACGCCACCGGATCGGCAAAGGCTGGCGCCAACCACTGGCCGTCCACCTGCATGGCGGCCGTGCTGGCCATGGTCATGCCGGCATTGCCCGCGTTGTGGTCCTGGCCGCACTTCGGGCAGGTCCGGCCGTCGGGCAGCCACACCCGGGCCCGGCACTCCACATGCTTGCCCAGGCGCTGGCTCTCGGCCTCGTCCTTGGCATGGCAGCGCTGCGTGTTGTCGTCGTCGGCGCACATCAGCAGGCGCACGCCCTTGTAGCGGGCGCGCAGCGCCTCGGCCACCAGCGGCACGTTGTTGGCGTCGAAGGCCACGGCCACCGGCACGTTGGTGGCCATGTGCAGGCTGGCCGCCGTCGCATAGCCCTCGGCGACCAGCACCACCCCGCCAGGCACCGGCATGCCGATCAGGTGGAAGCGCCCCTTCTTGACCAGGCCCAGCGGCCAGTATTCCTTCTCGCGCGTGCCGGGCTTGCGATCCTTGCCGCGGATGATCTGCAGGCCGTGGATGTGGCCCATGGCGTCCAGCAGCGGGATGACCATGGCGCCGCTGGGCGAGTGGCGCACACCGTAGCCGCCCACGCCCTTGCGGGCCAGGTAGTCGCTGTCGCCCGTCGGCTGGCATTTCTTCCATGCGGCCGTGGCCCTGGCCGCTGCGCGCTCGGCCTCGGCCTTGCGCTCCGCCTCGGCGCGGCGCTTGTCTTCGGCCAGGCGCTTGCGCAGCGCCTCGGACTGCTCGCGGCTGAGCTCCGACTTGCGGATCTCGACCTTGCGGGCATTGTTCTCGGCGCCGCTCCAGACGCCGAAGCTGCCGACGATCAGATCATTGCCGTTGTCCAGCCGCATCTCATGCAGCAGATACCAGCCGGGCTTTTCCTTGCCCCGGCCCTCGACCCGGCAGCGGCGCAGGCGCCCCACTTCGAGCCGATCCACCTCCAGGCCGGCCTGGACGAGCTGGCCCAGGACGTCGTCATAGTTCGAGGACATCAGTCAGTAACTCCCAGCGCCACTGACTACCCGGCGGAAAAGGTTCGAATTACCCGCTTTGAAGCTCGCCAGGAAGGACCCGTGATCGGTTTGCTTAATTTTTAAGCAGCCGTTGCAAAAAAGCGACAAAGCCATCCACCCCCCAACTGACAGGCGCGTGTGCGCGCCTTCCTGAAAGCAAAGGGGGGCGGGGAACAGGGTGCGCGCGGCCGGGGCGGGGCGCGAGGGAGATGTGTGCATGCTGGTGCCTGCTGTTGTGCGTGCGCATGGGCTGTCACCCCCACGCGTGCGTTGGGCCGCGAGTGCGGCAAGAAAGGAGCGACCACCCTGACCACCACGAATCAGCAGGGAGATAGAGGTGCAGGCCCGAATGGCGGACAAGGCCAGGCCGTGGTGGTTGTGGCTTAGGGTGGTCGCTGGAAACATGTCAGGTCGCCCGCTTTGGAACCATGGCCGCCGTGGTGCTCACCATGTGGCACGTGGCCGCAATCACTTCCTGTGCGCGGTAGTCGATGCGGCGCTGGGCGTTGGGGCTGGGAGGCTGGTGGACCATGGCGTCGGCGATGGCGCGGGAGAAGTCGGCCACCTCGCCCTGGAAATTGGCGAATGCCTGCACAGGGTCGCCCTCTCCCTGGTCTGGCGTGGCCAGCACACAGACATAGCCCAGGGCCTTGGCCATGGCGCGCATCACGCCCACGTCGCGCGTGATGCGTTGCAGAGCAATGGACTCACGCAGGGTCAGGTGATGGCGCGTGCTGCCCGGGTTGAGCTTGTGCTGCAGCGTGTTGGGCGATATGCCCATGGCCTGGGCCAGCGCAGGCACCCCGCCCTTGAACGCCTGGGCTGCCTGCTGCGCAGCCAGGATCTCGTCCATCCCCAGCTGAGTGTCGGCCGCTGGGCCCACGCCGCCATATCCGCCAGGCAGAGAAATTGAGAAAGTCGTGGACATCAGCACTCACCCTCGAAAGGACAAGAAGCGATGAACCAGGAACGCACCACACCCGAAGCGGACACCACTCGAGACTGGATGGATGCAATGGAACTGCTGGTAGGCCAGATGGCCTTCGTGCTGGAGTGCGAGGGCCGCGGCTTCACGGTCGCCAAGCTGCGACGCTGGAGCCACCTCTGCATGCAACGCATGGAGGAAACAGGCAGCGTGCGTCCAGCAGTCGTGCAGCAGCTGCGCCGGATGGCAGATGCAGTCGCGCCATGACCGTAGGCCACACCAATGGTGATCAGCCATGGCGCACCTCACGACCTTCATCAGGCTGGGGGCGGGTCAAGCGCGCAAAGAGCTCACGGGCCACGGCCTCGGCGGAAGCAGGATCAAAGACCCGGCTCAGGCCGACAGCGCTGTACGCGCGGTCTATCGCACGCACGTCTGGAAAGATCGAATCAGACACGGCAGGCACCCTCTGCCCTGATGGGCTGCAAGGCCAACTCTGGCCAGATCAGATGCCAGTCGTCAGGACGCAAGTCTTGCAACTGCGCCTGAGGATCAACCCTGTTGAGGCTGCGGGCCAGTGCTGGACTGGCCACCCGCAGACCCTTCGAGATTTGGTACAGGTACTGCTCTTCGATCCCCAACTCCTTGGCCAGGGATCGACGCCTCTCAGGTGAGTACTGCGGAATGGTCATGTAGCGAATATAGCTTATCGCTAGACAACGAACAAGCGAATCGCATGAAACGCTAGTAGCACTTTGCTAGAAATGCATTATGGAAACAGGATCTGAGCGCAGAAAACGCAAACTGAAGATGCTGGCGGATGCCGTGCCAGGGGGGATCAAGTCCGTTGCCGATCGGGCGGGCATGAACTATCAAACCCTGACACAAGTCCTCGCAGGCACACTGCTGCCCCCTAAAAAGGACGGCTCTCAGAGCCCCCGCTCGCTGGGCGACAAGGCTGCAGAGCGCATCGAGGATGAGTGGCGCCTGCGTCGAGGGTGGTTCGACAATGACGCCCCCTTACCTCAGCATCTGGGCGGGCCTGACCAAGCTACCAACGCGATCGAGACCGAACTTACCCTCCACGAAGAAGGGGAGGACGGGGTGGAGACCCTGTCAATCGAATATTGGGATGTGCGTGGCTCCTGCGGAGGGGGCAGCAACAACTGGGAGAGCAGATTGAAGGGCCGCCTTGCGAAGGAGCGAACATGGTTCGAGCGCTATGGAGTTAGACCAAAAGATGCAATGGCGATCATGGCCGACGGAGACAGCATGGCTGACTTCATCGTGGACGGAGACATAGTCATTTTCGACCGCACAAAGACATCACCACGCAGCGGGGCCATCTTTCTCATCCAGCACCCAGATGGCTTGAAAATCAAGCAGTTACGCAGAGGAATAGATGGTTCCTGGGTGCTTGAAAGCAGGAACACCAACAAAAGTCGATTCCCTGACGAGCGCATCCCCCCTGAGAGCTCCGACCTTCTAGCGATCAAAGGAGAATTTGTCTATCGGCAAGGGGGTATATAGCGATAACCACATTCGCTAGTCAACTTATCTAGCGAATAGCTGGAGTATTTTCTAGCGTTTCGCTACAGTGCACCTCAACACGCCACAGGTCGTGTTGGGCCACTCGGCATCGACCGGGCATCAGCCCCGGTCCTTCAAAATTCACAGGGATAAGAACGCGACCTGGGCGGCAAGCCGAGGCGCACTGCACCCGTCCCGCGCCTGCAGCCTGAAAGAAAGCGCGCGAAACCTGGTCCTCCCTGGCCGAGCGCATCGCGTGGTGCGCGTTGACACTACAGGGCCTGATCGCTCGCAAGAGCGGCGCCTACCTGCATTGGCGCGGTAACTGCAGGCGGCTGTGGATGCATCGGGCTGATGCATCCCGCCTGACCAGCCCGGGAAAGCAGCGGGCAACAATTCCTATCGCACACCCCACAGGCTGGTGTGCGATTTCTCCTCTGTGCTACAACTCGATACGGATCACAGACAGAGGAGAACCCAGAGAATGCGAATGCACATGCTTGCAGCCGTAATAGCGGCATGCGCTTTTACGAGCCCTGCGTGGGCCGTTTTCAAGTGCCAGGACGCCAATGGCCGATTTTCATTTCAGGAAACGCCATGCGCTGGCGGCAGCAAAGGCGGCGAAATTGATGTCAAGCCAGCCGCAGGCCACGCAGCCAAGCCCGCTGCTGTAACAGCAGCACCGCAGCCTTCTGACAGCGCTGCAGCAGTGCCGGCAGCCAAGCCGATGAGTGAAGCAGATCGACTAAATGCCCAAGCCGCCACCATTCGCAAGCGCAACAGGCTGTCGGATCTCAAGAATCGGCATATTCCCGATGCCTACGGCGCCGTGGAGAACGCCAAGAATCAGTGTGAACTACGGATGGCCGGTCTACGAAACAACAAGCGGTTTGCCACAAACAACCTGGCGGGTGCCACGTATGAGAATTCGCTCTCCACAGAAATGCAAGCGTTGGCAACCCAGTGCGACAGCGATCAACGCCGCCTGAGCCGTGATCTGGATCGGCTACTGGCCGAGCGCAAAGACATCGAGACGAGCCTGGGTCAATAGCAGCCAGCCTCACACACTCAAAAAAAGCCCGCACGATGCGGGCTTTTTCTTTTCCCGGCCGCGCGAATCTAGGAGATGCGGAAACGTAGTGATGCGCACCTGCGGCCTTTTTTATTTCAATGCATCCACCTGACGAAAGGCACAACCATGGCCAATGCCATCCCACCGCGTCGTCCACCTCGAAAGCCAAGAGCCGAGCATCTGAGCATGCCCTACCCGGAATCTCCTGGCACACATCACCCCGCTTTCTGGCTCGCCGCCTATTTCCGGGATCTGGCGGAAACAGCAGCCTTGGATCAGCTCTGCAAACGCAGCCACGCAAAGCGCGGCCCCGGCACGGACAACGTTACTCAACTTGCTCTCTACGGAGCGCGCACCAAGCAGACAGATGAGACGAGTGCGTCTGCAGCACGAACCCGGGACGACGGGATGCTGCTCTATGCATGGTGCGGCACCACCTTCTTTGAGCAACCCACGGCCCGCCACTGAGCGGGCCGCTTCTTTTGCGCCAGGAGGCACCATGAACCCTACACCGCAGCAGCTCTGCAAGGACTGCGCTCACTACCACCGCACCAACACAGGCCGATTCGATGACCGTTGCAAAGCGCCTCACCAGGGCACGGACCCGGTCAATGGAAAGCCACTGGACAAGGCCTGCGAATTCGAGCGCGACCCATTCAAGTTTGGGAACCGCTGCGGTCCCCAGGCTCTGCACTACGTACCCCGCATCGCATCGGCAGCCTCGACCACAGCCTCCGAGAGCGCATTGACGCCCTGAAAGTGCTGGTCCGTTGCCGCGGCCTGGACCATGGCCGCGACCAGCTGCGGATTGGCCTTGGCATACCCCTCGCCATAGCGCTCATCCAGCTCGCGCGCCGCCGTGCGCATCCAGTTGATGGCCTGGTCCATCGCCTTCCCGTTCGTCATCGTCACGTCCAGCATCTGCGGCTCCTCCATTGTTGAAGGCGCCATTGTCACCGCCCTGCCGCAGTGCACTTCAGGCCGCCCATGAGGCGGCTTTTCCATATCCAACCAGGAGAGCCGCCATGACAGCCGCCCGCATCACCATGCCCAGCATCCCGCTCACAAGCAGCGCATTCGCATACCGCGACAGCCGCTGCACCGACATCGCCGCAACGATCGCCCGAGCGCAACAGCAGCGGTGCATGGTGCCCACAGTTGAAGTTGACCCTGACCAGATGCTGGTGAACCTGCCCCGCCGCCGCGTGCGCGCTGGCGCGCCGGCCATGCCTCAGTACCCCACAGGAGTTCTTCCATGCGCCCATTTCTGATCACCATCGGCGCCCTCACGCACATCGCTCTCGCACGCAGCAGCTGCGCGGCAGTGTGCGATGCCATGGAGCGCCACCCAGGCGCGCGTTCCATAAGCGCCCGAGCCCTCCAGCGCATCGCATGAGGCGCCCCCTGCTGCACGCACGAGCCCTGGCGGTGGCCTTCTGGCTGCTGTTCCTGATCAACGGCACCGGCCTTGCCGCCCTCGTTCTCTTTCCCCCTGGCCCTGTTCTCTAACCCAACCGCTCGAAAGGAGCATTTCCATGCATCAAGTTCCCCAAACTTCGGCCTCGCAAATAGACGTCAGCGAGTTCATTACCGACCTCGACGGCGGCCAGTTCGACCGCATGCTGTCCGCCGCACTGGGCAAGGTGGCGGCCGGCGTGGTTGACAACGACCGCCAGGGCGATGTCGACGTGAAATTCAAGATCACTCGCATCCCCGGCACCAGCCAGGTGACCGTGTCGCACACCCTGAAGTACACACGGCCCACGGCCGATGGCAAGGCCGCCGAGGAAGCCACGCGCAAGACGGTGATGCACGTGGGCAAGTTCGGCGTGATGACGCTCATGCCCCAGAACCAGACACAGATGTTTGCCGACGCAAAGGACGGCGCCAAGCAGCTGTCCTGACCCGCACCACCCATCCCTACTGAACGGCCCGCCACTTGCGGGCCGCTTCTTTTCAACCGTACCTGAAAGATATCAATGAACAGCACTTCCACCGCCCTGCACGCCAACGCTCACGCCCTGGGCGCGCCTGAGAAGGACATCGACCAAGCCGAGGCCGCCCTCTCCGCCGCGCTGAGCACGCACAGCGGCGCCCTGGCCCTGCCTGAGCAGTTCAAGGTCCACGACCTGGAGGCCTACCTGCCAGCCCGGCGCCGCGCCGCCGGCAAGATGGTCTCGCCGTACATCAACGACTTCGTGACATACATGGCCAGCCACCGCGATGAGGGCTGCACAGTCTTCGTGAATGCGGAGGCCATGACCGCCACGGCAGTGCTGGACCTGGGCACGCCCACCGAGCCCGGCCACTGCGCGCACACAGCCATCCTCAAGCCAGGAGCCACGGCAGCCTACGCCGCGCTGCTCGCCATCATCAACCGCCAACAGAGCCAGAAGGACATGGCCGAATGGCTCGAAGACTGGTCCCTTTTCCTGCAGGCGCAAAGCGATGGTGTGCCCCTGGAAGTACGCAAGGCGGTCTCGGCAGTCCGCGACATTTCCGTCGAGGCAATGAAGAAGGCTCAGAGCAATGTGCAGGCCCTGAGCACCGAGCAATCCGTGCTGGAGAGGGCGCGGGCCAGCAGCAGCCACACGCTGCCCACACACCTGCTCTTCACCTGCACGCCCTACCCGGACCTGCAGACGCGCACGTTCTCGCTGCGGCTGAGCGTGCTGCTGGATGACAAGCCACGGCTGATCCTGCGCCCGGCCGCTTTTGAGGAGCAGGTGGAGCAGATGGCCAACGAGTTCGCCACGCTCATCCGCACGGCAGTTGAAAACACTTCGCCGGTCCTCATCGGCACCTACACCAAGGCCTGACCTCGCGCCCTCGCCCCATGCGAGGGCCATCAGCCCAGCGCCTTGCAGCCAGGGCGCTGGCCTGATGCACCACCGGAAAGGAGCGCCATGCGCAGTCCAAAGAAAGGCCGAGAGCCCATGCGGCTCCATGACCTGGCCGAAGCCATCTTCTGCATCCAGTGCGAACAAGAAAAGCCCGCCGCTGGCTCGCGCCGTTTCCGCGCCTGCCATGTCTGCGCTGATTGTTCCGTCCGCCTGGATCGTCTACCACCCCCTGCAGCCGCACCGAGCACAGGGCAACCAGCCGAACGGAGGCAATGATGAACCACACCGGCACCGTCTTTTTGAGCCGCACACCGCCCCAGGCGACCCACGCGGCGTGCGGGGCCTTCCAGCTACAGCTACTGCTGTATGACCGCCTCGGCCCCCATCGCGTTGAGCCCTGGCGCGTCACCTGGACGGGCAACGCCGCCCAGCGCTTTTGGCATGAGAACCGGGTGCACCTGGTTCCAGGTGCCGCACTCGTTGTGGAACTGGAGCGCGCCCAGGTGCACACCCTGCATTGCAGGCCGCCCAGGAGTGAGGTGCACGCCCATATGGTCTGCGCTGCATTGGTGCCGCCACGCTCGAAGGAGGATACCCATGGCTGACCCCATCGTTGACCAATGCGGCACCTGGACAACCAGTGTCCCCAAGGCGGTCATTGAACGCGAGGCACGGGAAGCCCATGCCGCTGGCCAGACGCCGAATGAAGGCTGCCGCTACCCGTTCCACAGCCACCGCGCAATGCACTGGCTGGCCATCTACAACCTCTGCATGCCCCTCCCCAACCATGGCAAACCGAAAAACACCATCTCCTGACAGTGCATTCACCGTGGGTGGAAAGGTGCCACAAGTGCTCCGCCCAAGCGAATTGCAACAGCGAAAAGAATCGCTTGCTGCGACCACTCCCTGGCACAACCCATGGGGCCGACAAGACAACCTTTACACAGGGGCCGAGTTGAAAACAAACCCTGGCATCCCGCCAGAACGCATGGCTGCCTATCGACTGCCCTCGCGCGTCGGCGGGCGCCTCTACTACCCCGACGGAAGGGTTGAAGTTTTTCCAGATACAGAAAGGAAGCTGAAATGAGCGACTACCAGACACTGCTGGCCAAGAGGGCAGAACTCGATGCACAGATTGCAGCCGCTCGGGCTGCAGAGCGCGCCCAAGCAATCCTGCAACTCCGCGAGATCACCCTGCAGGCCCGCTCACTTGCTGATGAGCACGGCATCACGACTGATGAGCTTTTTCCCGGATCAAAAGCAAAGAAGGCCGGCAGCGTGGGCGCACCGAAGTACCGTGACCCCGCCACCGGCGCCACCTGGACCGGCAGGGGCAAGCCGCCGAACTGGATCAACGGTAAGGATCGCGCGCCGTTCCAGGTCTCGCCTGCCACTTGAAGCAGACGCAAATGCGGGGCCTGCAATAGGTCCTGCATTCACAAACCGCCAGTAAAGAAGCCAAGGACGTTCTCAGCGAACCATTCACCCCAGCCGCTGGAGTCGCCATGCTCCAAGTCCAAGTCCAAGTCCAAGTCCAAATCTTGACCCCATTTGAATATGCGATAGGCCGCTTGTACCTTGGAAAAGGCCCGGGTGCATCGGTTGGAACGACCACGCCCTCTGCGAGCAACATGCCCGCAAGAAAAAGTTAGATTGTTGTTTTTATTAGATTTTTTTGTCATTTTTATCTTTCTATTATTTTAGTTATTGTCAATACCATCAGAAACTGATGGACGAAAAAAGGCCGTCAACAACATTTGCTGACGGCCTCTTTAAGTCAATAATACAACCCTTTTCCCAGATTGCAACCCCCTCAACGCATTTATTTGCTTGACAGGCATCCGCCGCCGCCAATAAGCCACTAGGGCCACTGCGGATTCCCACCTTCCCATCTCAAAGCCTGCCCGGGTAATGCCGCCAGGCTTTTTTCGTTTCTGGAGCCCCAACCGATGAAGCGCGACAACTTCACCATGCCGCTGGCCTTCCCCGGCGAGTTGATCATTGACAATTTTGCCGGCGGCGGCGGCACGTCCACCGGGCTGGAGGCCGCGTTCGGTCGGCCCGTGGACATCGCCATCAACCATGACCCGGAAGCCTTGGCGATGCACGCGGCCAACCACCCGCACACGCTGCACCTGTGCGAATCGGTCTGGGACGTGAACCCCATTCAGGTCACCGGCAATCAGCCCGTGGCCCTGGTCTGGCTGTCGCCCGACTGCAAGCACTTCTCGAAGGCCAAGGGCGGCACGCCCGTGTCGAAGCACATCCGGGGCCTGGCCTGGGTGGGCATGCGCTGGGTGGCCATGTGCAAGCCCCGCGTGCTCATGCTCGAGAACGTGGAGGAGTTCCAGACCTGGGGCCCGATCCTTGTGGGCCCCGATGGCATGGCCCGGCCGGACCCCGCGCGCCGCGGCAAGACCTTCCAGTCGTTCGTGCGCCAGCTCAAGGCCCACGGCTACCAGGTGGACTGGCGCGAGCTGCGCGCCAGCGACCACGGCACGCCCACCATCCGCAAGCGCCTGTTCCTCGTGGCCCGCCGCGACGGCCTGCCCATCGTCTGGCCCGAGCAGACCCACGCAGAGCCCACCGACCGGCGCGTGATCGCTGGCAAGCTGGCCGCGCACCGCACGGCCGCCGAGTGCATCGACTTCGACCTGCATGCCGAGAGCGTGTTCGGCCGCAAGCGCGCCCTGGTGGACAACACCATGCGCCGCGTGGCGAAGGGCCTGTGGCGCCATGTGCTCACCAGTGCCAGCCCGTTCATCGTCGGTGCCGGCGGCCCGGTGTATTCGGGCAGGCCGGCGCCCACGGATCGCCCCATCGGCACCGTCACCACGCAGAACCACCGCGCTGTGGCCCAGCCAGTGATGGCGCCCGTCATGGCCCCGATGCGCGGCACGTCCGAGCAGCACCTGGTCGGCCATGCCGTGGATGCACCGCTGTCCACCGTGGCCGCGTCTGGCACACATCACGCGCTGGTGGGCGCCAACTTGGTCACCATCGGCTACGGCGAGCGAGAGGGCCAGCAGCCGCGCGTGCAGGACATCGAGACGCCACTGGGGACCGTGGTGGCCGGTGGCATCAAGAGCGCCGTGGTGCAGGGCCACCTGGTCATGACCAACACCACCGGCCACCCAGGCGCCGCACCGGACAGCCCACTGCGCACCGTGACAACAGGCGGCCACCATGCCCTGGTGGCAGCGCACCTGGTGGACATGGGCCACGGCGAGGGCCCGGCCGGCGGCAAGCGCTTCAGCCACGGCATCCGCAGCCTGGAGGTGCCGCTCAACACCGTGACCGCCAGCGGCGGCACCAGCGCGCTGGCTGCCGTGCACCTGACCCACCTCACGCACCACGGCGAGCGCACCGGAAACGACCCGCGCGAGCCGCTGCGCACCGTGACGGGCGCCCACCGGGGCGAGCAGGCCATGGTGGCCGCGTGCCTGGAGCAGGCCAACGGCGGGTTTTATGACGGCGACGGGCGCGCCGTGGGCGATCCGATGTCCACGGTCACATCCAGCGGCACCCAGCAGCGGCTCATCACCGCCTACCTCGTGAAGTACTACAGCGAGGGCGGCCAGGACAGCGCCTGCAGCGAGCCCATGCACACCGTGCCCACCAAGGCGCGCATGGGCCTGGTGCAGACCTGCCAGGTGCCGGCAGCAACGCTGGCGCCCGAGCATGCCGAGCGCGCCCGGCTCTGCGCCGAGCTGCTGCACAAGCACCTGCCCGAGCACTTCCCCGATCCGGCCGAGCTGGTGCTCATGTGGCACGCCGGCCAGTGGTGGGTGCTGGTGGACATCACGCTGCGCATGCTCAAGCCGCGCGAGCTGTTCCGGGCCCAAGGCTTCCCGCGCGACTACCACTTCGAGCGCGTGCCTGACCCGGCCCTGCTGTTCCGCAATGGCAAGCAAGCCAGCGACCCGCGTGACGTGCCCCTCATCGACCTGAGCACGACCGCGCAGGTCCGCATGTGCGGCAACAGCGTCTGCCCGCCGCTCGCCGAGGCCCTGGCCCGCGCCAACTTCGCGCACGAAGCCCTGATCTACGGGGTTGCTGCATGACCCCGACCCCACCCCAGGCCGCGTGCCCGCTGCTGCAGCGCGCAGGCCACGTCATCAACACCACTGCCAGCGCCTGGTGCCTGGCTCCCGTCTCTTCCTGAAAGACTCACCATGAAGATCATCAAGACCTCCGAGGCTCTCCCGAAATCTGGCCGCTACGTCCTCGCTTGGCTGGAGGGCGCGAAGATCCCAATGCGCGCCATGTGGGCAGCCCAGCACACCCTACCGCTAGGGGATGACGCCGATCCCGAATGGGGCGAATACAGCGAGGAGAAAGACGAATACTTCTGCCCCGCTGGCTGGTACGAGATGAACCAGCACGAGGAGCAGCATTGGGGCGTTAGCGGCAACGTCGTCGCGTGGTGTGAGCTGCCGCGCCTGCACGACCAGTTCGTCGCGCACATCGAGCTCGCCGGGGCAGCTCCTGCCGCTGTTGCGCCCCAGGGCGAGCGCCAGTGGATCTGCCCCACGCGCACCGTGGCCGACCTGGTGAACAACCTGCTGACGATGGACCAAGCCTTGCCGGTCTATGGTGCCCAGTACATCGAGAAGGATGGCCGCCGCTGTGCGATTGCCGTGCCGCCGACCGTGAGCCGCGAGCGTGTGCTGGACGGGCGCTGGATCGGCCAGGGCGAGGAGCTGAACGCTGCAGTGGTCTGGACCCGCGCCGAGCAGCCTGCAGCTGTGGCTGGGCCGGCCCTGGCCCTGGTGGAGCGCCAGGCACTCGAAGCCCTCTGCGCCGTGGCCGTGGCTGCGTCCCATGCCGCCGATGACAGCAGCGACGAGGGCGCAAGCTTCATTCAGGTGCAGCGCGCCGACTTCGAGAAGCTGGACGCGGCCCTGGACCTGCTGGACGAGCTGCCCGACGACCAACCCGGCTCTGCCATGCTGCCTGGCGCCAAGGGCAAATGGGCTCTGCGCCGACTGCTGGACGCAGCGCCCGCCCTGGAAGCGCCTGCAGCCCCGCCTGGATTCGATGCGTGGTGGGAGCGCGCTGGCGATGGCCGGTCCAAGCTGATGGCGAAACAGGCCTGGCATGCCGCGCTGGCAGCAGCGCCCCAGGCACCTGCTGCGCCCGCCGAGGCCCAGCGCCTCGCCCAATTCCTGAAGGACCGGCAGACCTGCCTCGGCTCCAGCCGTGCATCGGCCGGCAAATACAACCAGGAATCCTGGGATGACTACGAGCGCGCGTGGACCATGCTGCTGGGCATGGCAGCACCTGCTGCGCCTGCAGTGGATGCGTTCACCCACGCCGAGCTGCTGGAGATCAAGCGTGCGGTGGAAGAGTTCGCAGACTGCAACGAGACAGATGTGGACTATGCCCTGCTGCTGCGCGCGGCCCAGGCTGGCTACTTGGAGTGCACGCAGTTCCATGTGCTGAACCAGTCCGCACTGGACCTCGACACGGTGGCCGCAGCCCAGGCCAAGGAAGGCGGTGACCAATGAGCAAACATCCGCTGGAAATCAAAAAGCTCTACAACGACGACGAGGCCTTCCTGAAGTCGCGCGGGCACCATGAACTGGCAGCCTTCCGAGCGCAGGCAGTCCGCGACGAGTGGGTGCGAGCCAGCGACGGCGAGGACGGCGATGAAATCGGGGCGCCGGTGCATGGCTACATGCGCTGCGTGCCGCGCCGTGGCGGCTGGAGCAACTGGCACGAACCTGCGAGCGGACCAGGCCCTGGCGCGTTCCCGGTGACAACAGCTCTCTGCTACTACGCGGGTCGCGCAGCCCAGGCAGCAGCCAAGGGGGCGAGCGATGAGTAAAGCCGAACGCCTGGGGCATGCCAATGCCCTGATAGAGATCATCAGCCGGCACGGCCGCCGCTTCTTCCACAACCGCGAATCCGGCGCCATCGCGCGTCTGGAACTGGATGCCCGGGGCCGCGTCTGGCTGATCGATGAGTACCGGGGCGCGCGGGTCTATGTGGCGTACCGGGGCCGCTGGCGCGGTTTCACCCACGGGGGCACCTTGCAGAACCTTGTCGAGGCCCTGCACCACTACATCCTGCGCGGCGAGCTGCTGCACCCGGAATACATCGCGCCGAGCCGGATGGACCCCAAGAACGGCGACATCTGGGGCTACGGCGCCGAGGCCGCCGCTGCAGTGCGCGCCGAGGCCCATGCCCTGTCTCTGTTCCAGCGCCCCACTGGGCACAAGGAGAGCACATGAAAGAACGACCGATCCTGTTTTCGGCGCCGATGGTCCGAGCCCTTCTGGCGGGCACGAAAACCCAAACGCGCCGGGCCGCCAAGGTGGAAAGCACGCTGGGCATCGATTCGATCCTGGCGCCGCGCCATGCCGGCAGCCATGCCGCGACCTACCTGCTGCCCGACCAGGCTGCGGAGGCCGCCGCGTGCTGCCCCTACGGCCAGCCCGGCGACAGGCTGTGGGTGCGCGAGGCCTTCCGCTTCCCCGGAAGTTTGGGTCACCTTTCGCCATCCGTGTGCGGCGATAGGGCCCTGGACGCCGGCTATAGAACTCCGTGGGCGCCGACCCAGTTCGAAGCCGACGGCTCGCGAACCGGTGAATGGCGCGGGTTTGACACGCCACCAGAGAAGACCAAACCGGGAAAGCTGCGCCCAGGCATCCACATGCCACGCTGGGCCAGCCGCATCACGCTGCGGATCACCGGCGTGCGCGTGGAGCGCCTGCAGGACATCAGCGAGGCCGACGCACTGGCCGAAGGCGTCCCGCATAGCCTGAATCTCCCCGGCGGCAGGTTCGCGCGGGAGAACTTCGAGCACCTTTGGTGGACCATCAACGGCGATGGATCGTGGGAGTCAAACCCCTGGGTCTGGGTCGTGGAGTTCGAGCGCGCCCAGGCGCAGCAGAAAGGACCACAGCATGCCGATCCGGCCTGAAATGCGCGCCCTCTACCCTGCCAACTGGCCGGAGATCCGTGCGCGCATCCTTGCTCGGGCGGGTGATCGTTGCGAGCGCTGCAAGGCGCCGAACCGCACCCGCATCGCGCGCGGCGCAGGAACCGACGAGGGAACCTACATGCTGGACAGCGCCGATGTGTATTGCTCAGAAACGGGCGAGCACCTCGGCCAGACGCACATGTGCAACTACGAAGTGGCCAGGATGGTGGACGTGGTGCTGACCATCGCACACACCCACGACCCGAACCCTGCGAACTGCGCAGATGACAACCTTGAGGCGCTGTGCCAGCGCTGCCACAACAAGCTCGATGCCCCCATGCGAGCGGCCAATGCCCGGGCCACCCGGCGCGCGCGGCTCGCTGTGGGCGATCTGTTCGAGAAAGGACAGACCCCGTGACCACAGCACCAACACCCCTGGCCGGCGTCAGCGCGATCCAGCCGAAGGCGCCGACGGCCGGATCCGGCTGGGCCCGCGCCGATCACATCTTGGCCATGGCCCGCGAACTGGATTCCATGGGCTACCCGTGGCAGGCCTGGGCCCACCAGGCGAACGGCCTCCTGGTCATCTCGGCCGTCGAGAAGCCCGACCCCGAGCCGGGAGAGTTCGACGCGGGCCCCGAGTACCACCTGAGCATCAGCGCCATGGGCAGCCGCTGCAGCAGCGCCGACGCCATGTGGGCCCTGGGCCAGTTCGACCTGGCAGACGCCAAGGAGGACAACCATGTCCCCAGCGGACGCGTGCGCAACTTCTGGCGTCCGGTGGCCGACCGCCTCAGCGGCTTCGAATGCCCGTGCCAGGACAGCGAGCCGGCCATGCGCGAGGACAAGGGCGATTTCATCTGGAGAGGAGCACCACGATGATGGCAAGCAAGAAGCCCGAGCACTGGCGCGACAAGCGCGCGCCACACCGCGACGACGAACCGATCACCTGGCCAGCACCCGCTGGCCTTTTTCATATTTGAACGACCATGACGACCGACACCATCACCGCAGAACAGTGCGCCGAGCTGCTCGGCTGCACGGAGGACACCGTCGAGGAACTGTCGCGCAAAGGGGAGCTGCCCGGCCTGAAGTTCGGGCGTGGCTGGGTCTTCGTGCGCGCCGACCTGCTAGCCTACCTTGCCGAGCGCGGCCGGCAAGAGGCTGAGCAACGCCGAGCTGACCGCGGCGGCGGGCCTCAGTCCGCCCCCAACGTCCGCCCGATCAAGCCCCGCCGGCAGCCGCCCCCGGCCCTGCCGAAACTCTCCACAGCTTAGCGGCCATGTCTTCCGCTCGGAAGCTGGCATATCGATGTGCCATCGCGGATCCGGGCGCCCAGCCCATGATTCGATTTACTTCTTCCAGGCGGAAAATCCAGTTTCCGCTTGCGTCTCTCATCTCAAGCCACCGGCAAGTGGCTTCGTGCCTCAAATCATGCTCATGGAGATCATGAATTTCCATGTAATTGAATGCAATGCGGAACCGGAACGAAAGCCTCTTGCCGACGATCCGGTATCCGTTCGCATCTTCCTCTTCCATAAATGGGAAAAGCCATGCGCTTGGCAGCATTGCGCGCGTGCTCAGGTACTCCTGTAGTGCCGCATGCACTGAGGGAGCCATAGGAACATCCCGAAAGCTCACCTTTCCGCGCCACTGCTTTGAATTCTGGGCGCGTATAACCTTGGACTCCATGTCCACCTGAGAGCGCTTGAGCGTGGCAGCCTCTTTCAAACGCAGACCTGTACCCAGGATGAGCTTGAACAGCGTAAGCAGAGCATTGCCACCCGCAAGCTGAAGTCCACGGGTCCTATCTGGTCTTTCGTAGCCAGAAAGCACCATGATGATTTTTTCTTCTTCGCCTGGTCTCAGGCGTCTATCCCGCTGAACATTGGTCTTTGCCTCGCCGCCATCAGCTTGTGCCAATTTGGTATCGATATCGCTGTACGCCGAATAACCTTTCGGCAATAGCCGAGCCGGGTTCTGCATTACCAGTGTCGGATGGTTTCGCAAATACTCATCTATCGCACGACCGAGCGCTTGGACTCGGTGCCTTATTGACTGAGGAGTTAATTGCTTGGACACCTTCAGCCACTGTATATATCCTTGCAACCATTTATAAGAAGCATCTGTGAGCTTGATAGTGCCAACCTCCCGATTCAGGGTCGAGAGCGTAATCAATTGAGATGGGGCGGCGTATCCACTTTGCTCCCACTCGCCGAGCACGCGGGTCAAGCGGATGTTGCCGAAGCCATTGTCACCATCGAGCAGCTCCCTCGGCAGGGCCAGACCTGAGTCTTTCATCAGTTTCCACTGCTGGCTGTACTTGATGGCCTCCCCTTCGGTATCGAAGGTGAAGTACTTGCGGCCTCCAGGCAGCGACGGATGTCTCAACCCAATTTCCCATTTGCCAGATGCTTTCTGTCTCGGCTTCGCCAT